ACACGCTCATTTATGCCACTCTTAAACGCGATTAATAACACAGGCAATAAAAGATATGCTGATGGAGGAATAACGCCGTCTATGGCCGATTTACAAGCTATGATGAGCAATAATCAATCTACTACCATTAAGACTTATGTGGTAGCATCGGATGTTTACTCACAAGCAGAGGCAGATAAGAAAATCGCGAATCTTGCCAGACTATAAGTTTGACATATTCATATATAAATAAAGTACAAATGGAAAAAGAAAGAAGAGTAATTGAACTGGAAGTAATGGATGAACTAGAAGATTCTGGTGTTTCCGCTATTGCCTTAGTAGACGAGCCTGCTATCGAAAAATATTGGGTTTACATGCGTAACCAAAAGTTTGTAAAACCTTCTGCTGGAGAATCACAATCTGATTTTATGGGTAGATGCGTTCCTGTTTTAATCGACGAAGGTAAAGATCAGGACCAAGCAGTTGCCGTGTGTATTTCTATGTACGAACAAGAATTTGCTAAAGAAATGAAGTTCGAATCCTATACTGACTATCCAGAATCTGCTAAGAATGCTGCTAAGCGAGCATTAGATTGGGCAGAAAAAAATGGTTGGGGTGATTGCGGAACACCAATTGGTAAAGCAAGAGCAAACCAATTAGCTAAAGGCGAACCTATTTCGGAAGAAACTATAGCACGTATGGCAAGTTTTGCTAGGCATGCACAGAATAAAGATAATCCCTATTCTGAATCGTGTGGTCGACTTATGTGGGACGCGTGGGGCGGAACAGCAGGTATTGAATGGGCACAGAATAAATTAGAAAGCATTAGAGAAAAAATGGGAACTGATACTTCTGGTTTAGCACCTTATGTAGATCAGGTGCCTAAGAAGAAGAAACATAAGTTCTTAGATCCTAACCCGTGTTGGGAAGGATACGAAGCATACGGTCTAAAAGACGACGGAACACCTAATTGTGTACCTATTAAGTCTAAAAAAGAAAAATTCCTAGATCCTAACCCGTGTTGGGAAGGATACGAAGCATACGGTCTAAAAGACGACGGAACACCTAATTGTGTACCTATAAAAGCAGCTGAAGAATGTCCAGAAGCAACAGTAAACATAGAAGTTAACTTAGCAAACAGACAAAAGGCTATTAACAAAGCAATGTACGGTCCATTAGATCCAGAAAATCCAGGAGATTATTGGGATAAAGTAGCAGCACGTTGGGACGTACCAGTAGAACAAGCTAAAGGTAAAATCTGTGGTAATTGTGCAGCATTTAACATTACTAAAAAAATGAAAGAATGTATTGCTTCTGGTATTGGTGACGATGCAGAGAAAGTAATAGAAGCAGGAGAATTAGGTTACTGCGAATTCTTTGATTTTAAATGTGCATCTAATCGTACTTGTTTAGCACATGTCGGCGGTGGTCCAATAGAAGATGAAGTAGAAGTAGTTGCTAGTAAATTATCTACAATCGAAGCAAAATTTGCATTAGAAAAAGATAAACAAGTAGTTGTCGGGCCAGCAATGGTACCTGATATGGAGATTTTCCGTAGAGACGAAGACGGTGAAGAGTATTATGTTAAGTTCTCTGCAGAGACTATTGCTAAAATTCAGCAAAAGTTTATGCGTGAAACCAGACTTGGTGCTACTAACTTAGATCATGATGAAACCGTAGATGGCGGTAGTTATATCTTTGAAAGTTGGTTAGTAGAGTCTGAATCGGATAAAGCTAATTCAGTTTACAAATTAGGAGTACCTGTTGGTACCTGGATGGTTAAAATGAAAGTAACAAATCCTAAAGTTTGGGAAGCAGTTAAAGCAGGTAAATACAACGGATTTTCTATTGAAGGTAATTTTATTGATAAAGAAGATCTAGAAGATATAGAAAAAGAGAAAGATTTGATTGACAAAATAGTATCAATCTTAACTTCCTAAAAAAATTGGTGCGAAATATGGCAGTTTTTATAACTGTCATATTCACTAATGTAAAACAAAATAAAACTCACAAAAATGGATTACAAATCAAAAGTAACAGCAATTAAAGTTCTTTTAGGTTTAACTGTGAAAGCAGCTAGTGAGAAACTGGTAGACGGGGTTACCGTGGTAGAGGCAGAAGAGTTTGCACCTGGCTTCGACGTATTTGTCGTAGCAGAGGATGGCAGCAAAACTGCAGCACCTGACGGAGAACACGTTACTGAATCTGGACTGAAGGTGAAAACCGAAAGTGGTAAGATAGTTTCCGTTGAGCCTGCTTCAGAAGAAGAATCTAAAGTAGAAGTAGAAATTGAAGCAGCAGATGAAAAAGAGAAAGAAGGAATGTATGCTAAAGAAGTAATAGAGGAAAAAATTAAAGAAGCCATGGAAAAAGTGGTTATGGCAATGGAACCTCTAGTTAAAGACATCGCAGAAATTAAAGCTAAAGTAGCTAAAATGGAAGAGCAATATGCTAAATTCTCCAAAGCACCTGCAGCAGGTAAAATCTCTACTTTCTCAGAAGAACCAAAAACATATGTAAATGAAGTAGATGCAAGAATCGCTCGTTTGCAGGAATTAACAAATTCACTAAAAAAATAAAAAACTAATATTATGCCATCAGGATTTAACTTAGCTGGATTATCACCTTGGACAGATGAAACATCACAAGGTCTAATTTCAAGAGCGGTGTTATCACCAGCAACAGCACAAAACGTAACAATTAAGCCCGGACTCCAAGCTGGAACCGTAGCCTTAAACATACTAGGTGCAAACTTAGATATTAAAGACTACTCTTGCGGATTCGGAGCTGGTCAAGTAGGTAACAACCAAGTTGTTTACACACAAAAAAACATTACTATCGCAACTAAGATGGTAAAAAATCAGTTCTGCCCTAATGATCTTAGAGATTACTGGTTGTCTTCTCAAATGTCTGCTTCAGGATACCAAGAGACTATCCCCTTTGAACAGGCGATTTCCGAATATATGGTAAAAAGAATTGCAGCACAAAATGAAATTTTTTATTGGCAAGGTGACGGATCTTCCGTAGCGGGCCTTCAAGATGAAATTTCAATTGCTAATGGTGCAATTGATGGTTCAGCTTATGCTTCTGACCTATCTTCTGCTACTACAGCATTTGATGGTTTCTGGGGCTTAGTTGATACTCTAGCTGCTCAAAACCCAGCAGTACTTCAACAAGAGGATTTGACAGCTTATATGTCAATGCCTACTTATTCTAGATTAGTACAATCACTTCAATTAAAAGGTAATGCTATCATCAGCCAATACCCTAACGTTTCTAACGTTTCTGGTATGCCTCAGAACGAATTCATATTTCCAGGAACTACCATCCGCTGTGTTGGTCTTGGCGGTATTTCCGATACAGGTTCTCCTTCTATCCCTTACGTAGCTATCGGACCAAAGTCAATGGTATTCCTAGGTGTTGGTCTTCAAGATGACGCTGACCGCTTAAGAATCTACTATAACGAAGCTGAAGATTATGTAAACCTATTAGCTGCGTATAGATTCGGTGTTCAAGCCCTATCTGATCAGTTTGTAGTAACTAAGTAATTAGTAACCAATCTATTATACACAACAAAAGAGCCTGATTTAATAGTCAGGCTCTTATTAAAAAATATAAAACTAAAACAATGGCACTTTGTAATATCACCCAAGCTATTCCACTAAATTGCATTTCGCAAGCAGGTGGTTTACAGGGCACAATTTGGGTAGGAACTGACATTGAAGTAGGTACATTAACTCTTGCAAGTTCTACTGGTCCTAATCCAGGACAAGTAACAGCAGCAACCGGCGACACTGGCGATTTTTACGAATTTGCCGTAGCTAAAAACGTAGCCTCCTTTACGGAGAATGCGGTTGTCAGCCAAGAGAACTCTACTTTATATTTCGAGCAAATCCTAACCTTTAACCTAGCAGGTTTAGACGCACAAAAGCGTTACGAATTATTCCTTCTAGCACAGAACAGAAAAATCACTGCAGGCTTTACTGACTTGCAGGGTAACAACTGGTTGATGGGAGCTTACCGTGGCGCAGTAGTTACAAGTAACGCTGCTACTTCAGGAGTAGCAATGGCAGACCTTAACGGGTACACCCTTACTTTAACCGCTCAAGAAACCACTCCAGCCCTCTCTATTGGTGGAGCTTTTGATGCAGTATTTACTGGTATCGACTTTACCGCAGCTACTTAATTTCTTATTTAGTAGAATAATTTGAAAAAAGACCAGGAATCTGGTCTTTTTTTATGGCAATTTGGGAAGAATACATATTCATCTATAACAACACTAAATACACTATGAGTGGAACGATTAAATTAGGTGGTGCAACCGGCAGTACAGGTGGCCAGGTTTTATTTGCTACGTCCGGAACCTCAGGGGTTGGGATCCCAGCTACTGGATATGGATCTTTATATTACG